CAACTACACCTATACCTAATAATGTTAGTGCTACCCACTTAATTGCTTCAAAAACTTCTTCTCTTTGTTTCTTAGCTTCTAATTTAGCTTGTCTTTGTGCTTCTTTGGCTTGTTTTATTTTCTCGGCTCTTTCGGCTAAAATCTGCTCCCAAGTGCCATATCCAAATCTGTCTTGGATTAGCAATTTTAACTCATATCTAGCTTCCTCAAGTAACTTTCTATCTATAAAATCTGATGCAGTTGATTCTATGCCAAACTGTTGAGCAATTCCCATGCCCTTGCCTTGCTTCTTATTCATGTGTTCCTCGCCCTCAAAGAACCCATCAATTTGCTTGGCTATATCTTTTATATCTTTTGCTGTGGCTATGTTGCTCTTGATAAATTCTACTGATTTCTGTACTAGAGCAATACCAGTAAGAATTTCTGCAACTACCAAATTTACCTCACTAACAACCCTATGAGCATCACAATCGCAGTGCCAGATGTTGCAATCATGATTCCTTCAATTCTTTTGACCTTGTTCAATAATTCTGTAAATCTTTCATCACTTACTGCAATGTGCTTTTCTAATTTTAAATTAATACTTTGAATACTTGGTTTAGTCATTTACTTCTCTAAACTTTTTAAATATGTGGCATAGGCTTTTTTAATTTTATCTGTATGAACTACATTACATATTGCTTTTACTTCTGTGCTTTCATTACTTATATCTGCATTTGGTGCTACTGTATGTCTATGAAAGCTACGACTTATTTCTGTGCCATCTTTTTTAATTACTGTTGCAGTTCTTACTTGAACGATTTTATAATCACCTATGACCTCTATTTTGTCTTGTATTGTTTGTTCTGTTAATGCCATTGTTTAATCTCCTATGCACTTGTAAAATAAAATCCAGAAAAAAATATATCAGTAACACCAGAATTAATATCTCCATGGTCTGTTGGTGTTTCAGAACTAGCACTAGCCATTTGCATAAATCTTAAAAATTCACCAGTATTAAACTCTAAAGTTAATTGTGTTCTTGAACCTTGAAATGTAACATTATCTGATAAAACTGAACCATTTGTTGTTGCTGTATCAATAGTAAATGGAAGTCCAGTTATTCGCAATTCAGAAGATGATGTAGTTCCACTTGTGTTTATATTACTTACTCTTGCAGTAATATATACCATTCTACCAATTTTAGTGTAAGAGGATTGAGTCATAGATGCTGATGCAGAAGAACCATTATTGGTTGACAAAGTTGGTGTCCAATCGCCCTCTTCATAATCCGAGATTTTATTAGCCGAACCAGTGCCACCTAAAAAAGCACCACCACTTAAATAAATATCTTTAAATCTTGTTCCACTAGCACCTAGATCAACAGTGTTATCAGTAGCTGTTACAGCACTTGTAAATACTGCACCACCATCTTTAAGAGTTACACCATCAACTGCTACCCCTGCATCTGTAACTTTTTCTGCTATTGTTCCTACTGTTAATGTACTCATCAATTACTCCTTAGGGTACTTGTCTTTTATTGCTTTAATAGTTTCTTTCCAACCATCTATGCCATTGTGGTATAAATCATCTAATTGGTCTGCTATAGATGGATATGCTTCTGCTCTATCTCTTTGATATTTATTGTTTTCATAGGCAGTTTCTAATTCTTTTTGTTTAGCAAGAATGTCTTTTTCAGCTATAGGTGTTGTGCCATCATGCCAAGTTATTTGTTTTACATCTTCTGCATTAACAGAAAATTGTGCATCTGAATTAATTGCCAATATTGAATTTGCGATACTAGTCATTGTGCAATCTCCATTACTGTGATGGTGGAAATCGATGTCTTGTTTATACTATCACCTCTAGCATTTATTCTAAAAGCGTTTCCATCAGTTAAAGCTTGAAGTTTATAAGTAGTTGCAGAAGTAGTTGATGGTGAATCAAGAAAAACAATAGAACCCATACGACCATCTTGACTTGCTGAAGTATTTAAATGCAAACTTGAGGGAACTGAACCAGCAGTAGGTTGTGCTATATTTGTTGAGCCTCTAACTAAGTTAAAACGTACACTGTTTGATCCTGTTGCTGCCATCATAAAATGAACAAATACTAATATTTTATTTGATGAACTACTTGGTGTTATAGCAACAGATAAACCAGTAACGTCAGTAAAAGATGTAGAACTAGATTCAAATGTATCAGTTTTTGCTGTGCTTACAACTTGCAACACAGCACCAGCTCCTAAATTTGTTGTTGCTAATTTACTAGCAAAAGTTGCATTTTGCGAACTGTCTATTGTCAAAGCAGTTGTATTAGCTGTCTTTATTATAACTTGGTCATTAGTAGATAAATCTAATCCACTATCATTATCTCCAGTAGAGTTTACAACACTATTTACTTTTATTTCTGACATTTATTTGCCCTCCAATGCTGTAACTTTTGCTTCAAGTGTTTCAATTTTAGCTATGGCTTCTTTTAATGCACCAGTTAATAATGGAACTATTTTAGATTGATCAATTCCTTGCATAACTGGATTATCATCATCATCAACTTCATTGTGTGTTCCAGTAACAGCTTCAGCAACTACAGATTGTGCTTCATGTGCAAGAAAACCATCAACTAAAGTATTTGTATCATCTGCTATAAAATTAAATCTTTTAGGTAATAACTGCTTTACTCTATCTATAGCACCAGTCATATCTTCTACATTTTCTTTTAATCTGTGGTCTGATGAAGTGTTATATGAAACACCTACATTATTATTATTAGTTATTGTACCTCTTGATGTGTTACCACTATGGAAATTTATAAAAGCCGCACCATTACCACTAGAAGTATCATTTATGCAAAATCCATTGTTTGATGCAGAAGCAAAATCCATAGACATTTTACCGGCAGTTAGTATTGTGGTTCTATTTATACACACACTTCCATTTCCTTTCACTACAAGATGTGTGTTTGCTTGGTCATGGTCTGTTAAACGTAAAGTTTCATCAACAGTGGTTGAACCCGCTGAAATTTTCAAACCATAACTTCTGTCATTTGTTGCTTCGGCATTATTGAAAAATGCAACAAACAAATCATCAGAACCTAAACCTGTGCCATCAGTTGATGATTGTACATGAAGGGGGTGAACTGGGGAATCTGTTCCAATCCCAACTTTATTTGTACCGCCATTTACAACTAAAGCATTAGCTGAATCATTTGACTCAACACGAAAGTCTACATCTGCACTATCTTCGTTAAAAACTGCACCACCTTTTGCAGATAAAGCACCATTTATAGTTGTTGCACCCGCATTTGTTACTCCTTGCGAACTATCTACTGTTACTGCTGTTGTATTAGCTGTTTTTAAAATTATTTGGTCATTTGTTGATAGGTCTATACCACTATCATCACCCGCTAAATTTTGAATATTATTTACTTTAATTGTTGAACTCATGCTATCACCAAATTTCCGCTTACTGTTAATGTTATACCACTTGCGATAGAAAGGCTATGAAAACAACCAGTATTATCGCCAGAAGCTATTGTTGTATTTGTATTTAGTTCTTGTTCGTGGGTTCTAAATATATCTTTTTTTCCATTTGTAGTATCGCCTTGATTTCCATTATCGCCTTGAAAAAAACCCGCACCACCTCCGGCTGATACTTCTGCGGTGTCTGCTGTTTGATCAAATGTAAAAAGATTTATGAAAGCATCATTATCAGCATTTCTAATTTTCAAAATGTTATTACTTGTATCGTACCATAATTGATAAGCATATGTTGTGCTTGGTGCAGAAGAACCACTATTTACCGAAACTATAGCTTGTAAAACATTATTAATATCTGATCTTGTATTTGGAAATGTTTGGTTATCTATTACATAATCATGTTGTGCCATATTTTCTCCTTTATGTTACTAATTCACCAAAACCTTTTGCTACATAATCGAATGTTCTATTTATCGCAGAACTACTACTATTAAAAAACGTAATTGTGAAACCAGTAGCACTTTTACTTGTTATAACATAGAAATCACCACTCGCCAAGTTCTGAGCCGAAATTCCTACACCCTGTAATGATTTAAATGCGGGTGAAAATGTAATTGCTTTTGCCCCCGCACCACTTGCAATATCGTTTTCAGCTATGACTCTGTCTGGCATATCAACTGTTACAGACAATGCACTTACACTTGGGGTAGCTTCTGAATCTGTTGATGTTAGTACCGCCCTAAATTTGAATCCCCTTGCTTTATAATCACCTACAAAAAACTTTCTAAATGATGTATATGTTGGACTTGCAGAAGCGGGGTCATCTTCGGTTGTTGCTATTTGTAGTTCAACATTTGTATCTCCAAATTCATTTGCATCACCATCAAATAAACCTTCACGAGCATCAAAGTTTCCTGTTGCATCATCAAATTGAACACCGAAATCTACCCTTGCCATTGTAATGTTTGCTGTAACTCTATTAGTAAAAACACCTCCTACATCAATATGTGTGTCGAAATCATAAGTTCCACTTGCAGAAACTTTACCACCACCACCATCAAACAATCCTCCTGTAGTATCAAAGTTACCCGCACCGCTATCAAATAAAACACTTGTTGCTAATCTTAATTCATTACCTACAACAACCACATTCGACTTTGCCCCAGAAAAAGTTGGGTTTTGTGTGGAAGTAGAAACTAAATTTAAATCTTTTATATTTTGAATAATCGCAACTGAAGATGTTGCATCAAGTGATTCATTACCTAATTTATCAACAGCTTTTATAAAATATGTTCCTGTCATTGCGGGTACTACAGCGGTATTAGCCGGTCTTGAAACTTTCGCTATCAAATCAACAGAATTCGCATAGTTTGCACTTGCTGTAGTATCTCTTGAATGTCTTATCCTATAATGAGATAAATCTAAATCACCTACTGGTGTCCAAGATAAATGAGCTTCTGTATTGACTATATTTATAGAAAAATTTGTCACTGTTTCTGGTGGTGCTGTTTTTCCAACTATTTGATGTGTTGTTGAAACAAATACAGAACGACTAAGTGAAGTGATTGTTCTTGCTCTTACATTGTATATTGCATCATCTTCAACATTGATTAATTCAAATTTTTTACCACTTGCTTTACCTAAATTTATAAAATCTGTATCTGTTGTTTTTTTTGCTTGAACTTCAAAATCAGTAGCAAATAAATCTGCTGTTGTAGCTTCAACAACTAACACACTTATTGCTTCCTCATTAAGAACTCTTAATTCATCTGATACAGAAATGTTAGGTGTTGCAACATTAAATGGGTTAGGTAAAGTTGTATCTATTAATTCATCTATTGGGTCTTGTGTGCCAAATGTATAATATGAATCTTGATGTTCTGAACAACTCAAACTTATTGTGTGATCTGCATTTAAAGTCATTCCTTGAACTCTAAAAGGCTTTGCAGAAAAACTAGGTGTTGCATGGGTTATATTTACAATATCTCCAACTAATAAATCTAATGCTGTAGCATCTGCTTTAAATGAAACGT